CCTCAACATAGTTGATGCGCTTTGGTTTGTTTTTGAGATGGTGAGCGCCTATCACTGCCCAAGTGCCTTTACGCTTTGCACCCTTGTGCCACCACTTCTGTCCACCATCCGGTGGTATATAAGATAGCGTTACGATTTGTTTGGTTTCATCACGATAGGGTATTAATAAATAGCCCTCATAATCTGGACCCTCGCTAATGCGTAAGCCATGACTGATGACGTTCTTGTTAGTAAGGTAGGGATGCTCTGTACATTCTGGTGAGGATTGCCAGATCTTCAGCACTTCTTGCTGTGCTTGCTTATGCTGTATTGCAAGCTCTTTGTCATACTCGCGTCTTGCCTCAAGCACCGCTTGCGCTGCCCTCTCTTTAGCCTCTGCACTCATCTCACCCTTTGTATCTGCGCTCCACTGTGCGATGGGTTTATCACCTGATCGCCAATCAAAACAAGCGCCAAATGGATATTCTTGATGCAAAAAACAATAGTACCAACCCTTTGGTTTTCTATCTCTGCCCTCTGCCTGTGAATAACACTTGCCTCTACCGTGTTCATTTAGCGGTTCAACAAGCTCTAAGCCATTGCTTTCTAAGAAGTTTATAAAGCTACTTACGTTGTCCTGTGTCAGTGGCCTCTGAAAATTCTTTGACGCACCACTTGATATTTTTATCGCCATCCTTTACCCTTTCGTTCATTGCAAACTTTTGCAATAATATACATATATCCACATAAATAAAAGAGGTATTTCAAAAATGACGATAATGGTTGATCAAGGTGGAGGCGGTGATAGTTTTGAGCAACTGTCTCCTGGTAACTATCAAGCAACGTGTTACAAGATCGTTGACGTCGGTACAAGTATGGAGGAATTCAAGGGTGAAGTAAATAAGAGGACAAGTTTGTACCTGTTTTTTGAAACACCTGATGTAAAGACTTCAAACGGGCAACCGATGTCAATCTTCAACAAGTACACCAAGAGCTTGAATGAGAAGTCAAAGCTTCGACAGCATCTACAGCAATGGCGTAGTAGGCCATTTACTGATGAGGAGTTGTCTGGTTTTGATATGCAAAATATACTGGGCGTATCATGCACGATAGAGGTTGTAGACAATGCAAATGGAAACGCTAAGGTCAAGGGCGTGTATGCTGCAGAAGGTGGTAGCAAGAAAACGCCAACGCACAATGATTGTGTTGTGTTTGATCTGGAAGAATACTGTAAAGAGTTTAGCGGTGAGTCTTCTGCTCAATCCAAAAAAATGTGTGATGTGTTTGAGGAATTACCACGCTTTATGAAGAGTGCAATCATCGGTGATGAGGATGAAGGTAAGAAAGGGTGTTTTGAGTATTTGGATGCGGTAGAAAAAGGTCAAGGTCAGATCGTTGAAGATAAGCCAAAGCCAAAAGCAGATGAGCCGTTTGTAGACGATGACATCCCGTTCTAAAAAAGATCAGGTTGTTGAACCCTCTCACTACACCAGTGGTGAGGGTAGACAAACGTGGGATCAGATATCAGAGATGATTGGTTACGAGCAAGATGTAGGGTACATGAGAGGAAACGTAATCAAATACTTAGCACGCTTTGATAAAAAAAATCCCGATGATCCTGTACAGGATTTGTTAAAAGCTCGACAATATTTGGATAGACTAATTACATTAGTCTCCAAAGGACAAGGTTGATATCGTTCTCTTCCTACCCTGCTCGTTGCCAGTGCGAGTGTCCGAACACTGGCTTTATTTTTAAAGGGAGAAAAACATGGATTTTAAAGTTGGAGTTTATGAGGGTCTTGACTATGAGACCTATGCAAGCATACCCGCGTGGCGATCTCACGATCTAACAACGCTAATCAAGTGTCCGTACACATGGAAGCATCAAAGGCCGATGACAGAGAGCACCGCTTTACTGGAGGGTCGTGTGCAACACACGGTGTTTCTGGAGCACGAAAAGTTTGATGATGAATTTGTGATAGCGCCAGATTTAGATCGTCGCACAAAGTCTGGTAAAGAAGAATACAACACTTGGCTTGATACTGTGGGTGATCGACGAGCGATTAAGCGTGATCTTTATGACATCTGTATGGAGCGACGTGAGGTGGTGGAAGAGTATATACCCACAACCGACCATCAGGTTGAGTTGACTGTGTGCTTTGTCTGGGCGGGTCAACACTGTAAGGCGCGACTGGATTGGTATACTGGCACTGATGTGTGGGACTTGAAAACGTGCCGTGATGCCTCACCCCGTGGGTTTAGATCTGCGATCAATAACTTTCGATACTATCAACAAGCAGCTTACTATCTGACCGCGTGTAGGGCGGTTGGCTTGCGTGCAGATAAGTTTTATTTCTTAGCGCAAGAAAAGGTGCATCCGTATTTGTATGCGGTGTATACCCTATCGGGTGAAGCGATTCAGTATGGCATTGCTCGTAATGAACAAGCGCTATCGTTGGGATTGCGTGTGAAGGAGGGTGAAGAGTTCCGTCCGTTTAACGTGCCTGAGACGGTAGAGTTTGATGTGTCCGACGTTCAATAGTAAGGAAGAGTCCAAAGCGTTAGAAGAAAAATGGGAGGCGGATAAAAAATATCATGCCGCCCGTTACGTTTGGAAGAAAAGAAACCGTTATAATCCACGACAGCGCATGACATACCAGGCGTGGTGGGAGAAGATGTTTAACGATAAGTTAGAAGATTATGCTGAAAAGATGAGAGATGCTAAAACTCGCAACTCGCACAATGTCGTTTGACGTACTCTAATAACTGTTTTGCATAACTGGTTGTAAATTCTCTGCCCTCAAAATCAAATTGCTGACGCCCCTCTTCTACTGCATCGTCAAGGGCGCCTTGCAATTCTTCTATCTTGTGAGGCATAAAGACTATTTCTGCACTCATATCATTCTCCTTAATCATTTGTTCTTTGAGTTAAAGTTCTCCACGCTTTTGCGGCTGTTTGTGGCACGACTCCGTTCCCCAACATCCTAATTCTGTCCACCCTATCGGCACACCCATCAACCACTCTACCCAATCTGGGTTCAGATGGCCACTGGGCATTTTGGGATCTTTCACTTTGGCACACAGATAACTTTTGTTGTTCATGTGAATCTGACTTTTGCTTCCGACTGGTCCGCAATCTTTGTACTCCGATGCTCTTGGAGTCGGCCAATGCTTGACTTGATCGCTCAAATTCGCACCATAAGTCTTCTTCGGATCGCTCACAGATACCCTTTGACCCTTCTCGTTGAGTCTTCGCGCTCCTCCTTTCGCATCGGTTGTTCTGGGAGTCGCCCAAGTCGGTGAATTCATCTTGACTTGCATCGTTAAGCAAGCGGGTTTTGTTTTTCCTATGTTCTTGGGATTCCCTGATTTTTTCATTCTTTTTTGATAATTCTCGTAACTCTCGTCTACTTCCATAGCCCTTGGAGTTAGCCAAGATGTAGACTCGTTTTCTTCGGTGAGGAGCGCCAACTTCCTCCGCTGAGAATATTCCCCACGTTGCTCTGTAATTATCTTCTGCCAAGTCGCTGACAACTGTGGAGAGTCCAAGCGATATGTGTCCTTCGACGTTTTCGAAGAAACATTGAACAGGTCTAATTGCATCAATGTGTCGTCTGATGTAAGGCCAAAGGTGTCTTGAATCTTTCTCTCCTTGTCTAGAGCCGGCAGCGCTGAACGGTTGACAGGGATAGCCTCCAGTGATGAGGCTAACTTTATCTCGAAAGATTTCTGATGGGAAGGTTTTAAGATCCGTGTAAATAGGTGCGGCATCCAACTGATTCGATTCCATCTTTGCAACCAAGTTTGCAATCGCGTAGGCTTCGATCTCCACATAAGCGATGACTCGATGTTCAAACCCTTCAAGCTCAAGTCCTCTTTCGATTCCACCATATCCGCTACAAAAACTGATGACAGTGGGTAATTCTTCGGAAGTATCCACATTACTATACCTTTCCACTTTGAATTCTTTCTAAATATTCACCTACTGTTAACTCACACGATTCGATGTGATTTACCCATGCTATGACATCAGCATGATCGATGCAATCTTTTGGTAAAACCCGATCCCTGAACGCCTCACACAAATCGTTTTGTTTTTGCAAGATGTACTTCACCTTGCGGTGAGCCATCGACTCTAGGTCAAATGGCTTCACCTCTTGGTTTGAATTGATGTTAAACACTTTGAAAAAACTCCAATAAATCATCACGTTTTATTTCTTTCAAATATGCAGAGTAACTCTTGTTTAACTCGTTGAGAGTATGCTCAAGTATTTTAGAATTCTTAGTCCAAAATGGAGTTTTAATCATGGGTATTACCGTCCAACACTCCCAAGACATACCTTGAGATGCATCATAAACAGCGCACTCCCAATCGTCATCCCAATTTTTTTCTTTAATCAAAACCCAATTTCCAAGAGTTTTAATATTTTTTACATCGAAATGTTCTCCCGTGCGTTCGCTGATGTGCACAGCGAGATTTTCTCTTTTTTGTTTGTTCATCATTTTTTCCCTTTGGTTTGTTTAGACGTTTTCCAGATGAATGCCCCACAACTGTCGTTTCGTAGGTTTTCTATTCGGCTCATCCGACCAAGTGCCAACAGTTTCATAGCAACCGCCAGAATCATTCTCGCCTATTACCTTATGAATTACAGCGTTCCAAGTAGCACCCATTAACTTAATTTCATCAGGTGTGTTTTTTACACGGTCTCCTACTTTGAATTTCATGTTAGTCTCCTTTTTCCCTTTAGTTTGTTTAGTTTTCCAAGACACCCCGTGGGGTGTTTCGATCAGTAACTATCTGATCTCGTCAGTTGGAGTCTATCTACACCTCATCCCAACAAATTCCTAAACCTACTTCTACCGTGTCTTCGAAATTCTCTCTTGCCTCCTTGATGGCATCGTGAATGTCATGGTATGGCTCGTTGTCTTCTGGATTTTCTCTATTGAAAATATCGTCAGCAATTTGTAAGGCTGTATTGATAGTAACTATTGGTCTAAGCCATCCATTCCATCTTTGTGGATGCACATCTACAGCATCATAAATCGGGTAATCTCTATCGCCATCTATTGCAAATTTTATTGTAGTCATCGTTTTTTCCCTTTGTTGGTTTGCTTTATTTATCTAACACTATGTATTATACAGAACGACACGGTGAATGCAACAATTATATACAAATAAATGTAAGTTTTTACAAATTATTCAATAAATCGTCTAATCTTTCTTTGTGATATAGCCAAAACACCAGTAAATAGCGCTCACCTTTAGTCACCGCAAGGCCACGATGTAGCTGAGTAAATGATGGAAATATCAAGGCGTGACCGCTAGGCAGCGGTGCGAGAGTGCCATGATTATGAAATTCTGTGCCTCCACCTTCATATGAGCCAGTGTTGAGTGGCACTACAACGCTCATGTCCGATGAATTATCGTGATGCCAAGCGCCCTTCTGCTTACCCTTGGGTGAATAGTTACACAGTTGTATCGATGCGATGTCATGACAGGGACGTTGAAATAAAGACCAGAAAATGGGATCTAAGACGTTTTGCACGACAAACCACATATTCCTATACAGTTGAGGAACGTGCTCCTCTAGCACGATTTCTGGAATCTGTCGTGCCTCATCCTCATCTAGGTTAGGAGTAAAGTCTATCTCCTTCTTCATATACTCTATTTCTTCCATCAACATCTTACAAAACTGACGTCTAAACAACGGTACTGTGTACACGTTGGGAAACTTTTGTTTGATGTGAGATTTGACAGGTGTGTCTTTCAATTCTGTCATACCTTGACTTGCTTTGTATTTTGCAATTATCGGCATGGTTTCTTGCACAGACTCATATAGCGGTTGGTTGATAAACCAGTGCGACTGCATGGAGAGCATATAATTCTTCAATTCATACATAGGCTTGTACATTCTTACAAAAATATATAAAATGATAACAATATTACAGGTAATATGCCAATGGATGCAGAAAATAAAGAAGGCACAAAGCGAAAAACATTAGCGGTAGATGAGGAAACTTATGATCTATTGCAGAGGATT